ACATTTTCTAAATTTCCACCTGCTATAGCAGTTCCAACAGCAGATCCAGCGCTCGCTCCGCCAATTCCACCCCCCGCCGCAAAGTTAGTAATACTTGCCGAGCTTGCTGTAGCTGCGGCTCTAATAATGTCCGCGCCGTCTCCACCTTGAGCAGCGGTCACACCAGCAGAAATCGTTGCCGCACCTGTGGCTGCGACAACAGACGCAGCAGTTATCGTAGAAACCCCCGTTGCAGCAGCAATGTTTCCAGCTAATGCCGCACCAGCAATAACATCACCCACCCCAAGAATTGCATATCCAATACTTGTCCCAATACCAGGAGCAGCAATAGCAATAATAGGAGCAACAAACCTAAGAACTTTTTTCCAACGAAAACCCATTACATACCTCCTGCCAAAGCGCCCATAGCCACTAAAGCCGCTAAAGCCATGTAATTAGTTTGTTCAGGCAAATCTTCTTCATCAAGAATTCCAGCACCTATTAACTGTTCTCTGAGCATTGCGTACAAACTAGGGTCTTGGATAGCCTGCTCGGCCATCTGACCAATAGAAGCCATAGTTCGAGCATCTATGCCGTATTGCTGCATAAACTCTTGTGTAGCAACCAGTGCTTGTTCCAGTTGTGGGTCCATTACAGTCCTAACACTTTGACAATCTGTTCATGGATGCTCAAATGTACCCCTATCCAATCATAGAAGTCATCTTCTACTTGCCAGTCTGCGTTGATCAACTGAAAAGGATTGTCTAGGTTCAGTTGACTTGCCAGTCTTTCATGTTCTTGGTTGTGTACAAACAACCAGTCATCTAGGTTATCCGGATCTGCGTCTATCAAAGGATACTGAGGTATCAATATTCCTTTGTCAGCCAACTGTTCGTAGAATAACTTGTGCTGCACACCGTTCTCAAACAGCATCACCCCTAGACCGTCTACGTCTCCAAACTCGACGTAAGACAAGTCATCCATATTCATATGCCAAACAACTTCTTTACAAACTCTGCTGCAACACCTGGACCAAACAACACCGCTGCAATCACTGCGTAGAGGAGATACTCAATCTTGGTCATCCTCTTGTCGCCGGAAGCCAACGTATCAGAGATTTGCTTGTATCTCTCGGCACAAACAGCTTCGTGCACGGCTAGTTTGGTATCAATGTTGTCACTCATTTACCACCCATGAAGTAGTGGCCTCGTCCCAGTAGTAACGCTGACCATCAGTAGGCATTGCAACTGGCGCATCCCACAAACAAGTTTCTTCGTTCAAAACAAAAGATGGGAATGGCTTCGGAGGAATAAACGCATCACGCACTGAGTCATAAGTGTATCCGACTCCCGAATAGTTCTTGCGAAATCCGTCCGTTCTGGAACGCTTGCAGACTTGTCCGCGAAACTCACCGTACCATTGTTCCCAATCGGTGTTATTTGACCATTGGTCTCGACCACCGATAACTTCGGTCACGACATTGTTTTCGTCAAGGAACGCGTAGTAATCCATGATTATTACCAAGTAATAGTGCCGGTTCCCGCAGTAAATCTGTAGACGCGGTAACCAGAACGGGTTGGCTGGTTATAAGTCAATCCACCACTAATAGCTGTCGGTGCGGCGAACGTATCTGGGTAGGCAATAATCACAACACCAGACCCTCCGTTCCCGCCATTGTTTTGAATTGAAGCGTTGTTGCATGAACCTCCTCCCCCACTTCCTGAATTCGTTGTTCCAGCGCCTCCATTAGAAGATCCGCCTATTCCCCCATTGCCACCAACGCTATTGCCTCCAGTTCCCGGCGTTCCACCTGCATAAGTTGATCCGCCTCCTCCTCCAGCATAAAAAACTGAAGTTCCAGTAATAGAAGACGCCGTTGCAGAGCCACCATTCCCACCATTTGTTCCATTATTAGTGCTGCCCCCTGCTCCTCCAGATCCTCCCCCTCCCGCGCTTGGGTAATTTGGAGTAGTCGTTCCAGCTAAAATGTTTCCACCGGCGTTGCCCTGACCGCTCGTGCCAGTGCCGCCGGAAGTAATAGTGTTGAAGTAATTTGAGCTTCCTCCTCCAGAACCGCCGTTTCCTGGCGCATAAATAGCGCCGGAAGTCCCTCCGCCACCTCCGCCGCCAACAGCAGATGTGCCAACCGCTGTAAACGAAGAATTTGTACCGTTTCCACCAACAGAACCTGCTCCAGAACTTGTTGCTCCAGCGCCAAAAGATCCAACTGTAATTGTGTATGGCGTACTGGACGCGACAGTTATTGAACCACTCAAAAGTCCCCCTGCGCCACCACCGCCACCGCCGGAAGTGTTACCGCCAGCATTTCCCGTTCCACCGCCACCACCACCGGCAACAACCAAGTATTCAACCGTGGTCGGGATATTAGCTGGAACAACTGCATTACTAGCCGCGCTCGCCGCGCTTGTGCCGATGCTGTTGGTAGCGGTGACAGTAAACGTGTAAGACGTGCCGTTTGTCAGGCCTGTGACAGTAAGTGGTGACGCCGATCCAGTTGCAGTAAATCCACCGGGGCTTGAAGTCACCGTGTAGCTAGTGATAGCCACTCCACCAGTAATAGCAGGGGCGGTAAACGAAATGGTGGCTTGAGTGTTACCACCAGTTGCCGTGACACTTGTAGGCGCTCCCGGCACCCCTGCTGCGATAGTCGCAGTCGCAGCCGAAGTTGCGTTTGCGCTGCCTGCCGAGTTGGTTGCAGTGACAATAACTTTGATAGTGTTGTTATAGTCAGCGTCTACAAGTGGATAAGTTGCTGATGTAGCGCCACCAATGTTACTAACACCACGCACCCATTGATAGGCGTAAGTTGGTGCTGGGTAGCCGGACCACGTTCCAGTTGTGCTTGATAACGTTTGACCGACTGTAGGTGTTCCGGAAACGACCGGCAGCGTGTTGTTTGTTGGCGCAGTTGGCGTCAGAGTGGGCGTGGCCCAAGAAAGAACGCCAGAACCATTGGTGATCAATACTTGATTAGGAAGTCCGTCCGTATTGGGCAAAGTCCAAGTTACATTAGATGAAATGAGAGTTGGTGCTTTGAAAGCAACGTAATTAGTAACGCCGTTAGATAATTTAAATAACCCACTAGAACCTACCTGTACGTTAGCACCGTCCCAAGTAAGGTTGGCAGAACCACCAAAAGATCCATCGTTGTTGAATTGGATTGTGGTATTAGCACCCCCAGGAGTGCCGCCGCCACCGCCGCCACCAAGAGTAGAAACAGTCTTCAGAACCATGTTAGACCCCATCTCCTGGTGTGATGTATATCACAGCATTACCAGTGCTAGTTATACCAGCAAAGTAAGCGTTAGGCGTGAACGTCAAGATCTCGTCTGTACCTGACAGTAACGGGATAGATGACTGAGTGCTGGTGACGATTACTGCGTTGGCTACGGCACTGGCGTTGGACTGCCCGTACCCCATAAACACCGTCACGTTACCGCTGTTGATGATGCGGTACTGGTTACCACCAAGAGTGGTAGACGCAGCTTGCACGGAAGTTGTGGGAGAACTAGCGGTAGCCGTGAAGGTTATCGTGTTCCCCATAGGGGTAAAGGCTTGAATTCCCATTATTTTGCTTCCAGTTGGGCGATGCGAGCGGTTAGTTCTTGAATAGATTTTATAAGAGGGGCAATCAGTTCATCGTAGCCAATTGACAGGACGTCACCACCACCTTTAATTTTGCGGTCCTGATATCCACCAAAGTCAATACCCTGCGCGTCAAGAACAGCCTTAACTTCTTGAGCAATCAAACCATGATGGTATCGACTGCGTTTTTTACTTCCGTCATTGGTAATATTAGATAGTTTGCAGGATTCCTGCCACTCAGCAATCGCAACTTTGTATTGTTGGTCTTCGAGATATTTGGATCTTTCTGGTTTGGGTGGCCTGTAATCTTCCCTCATATCCAGTTTGTAATCAACAGGGCGGAGCGCATTAATGAACGCAAGACCAAGTTGAGTGTCACGAACGTCTGCTTTATCTCTAATGTCAGAACGGTTTTGAACAGTGCCGTAAACGTAAGTAGTTGTTGCAGAATCTCCAAGTTGAATTTCGTTGTTGCCCTGTACATTACTATCCGCCCCTAACCCAGAACAGTTAGTGTAACTTTGAAGCTGCTCAAGAGCATTGTACCCAACAGCAGTATTAAAAGATGCTGATGTTGAATTAGTAAGCTGAAGGGCCTCTGTTCCAATTGCTGTATTGAAACCACCTATAACAGAACCACTTATAGTACTACTCATAGCAAAGGCCCCCAAAGCCGTATTGCCTCCTTGAGTAATAATTGCGTTTCCAGCGTTCATCCCAACTATAGTGCAAGATCCAGCAGTAGTGGCTTTACTAAACGAGTCCGCTCCGATAATAGTGTTTCTTGTCCCAGTGGTTTGTAGAGCACCCGCATTCAACCCAAAAACAGTATTATTTGCTCCGCTTGAAATTCCTTTGCCAAGCCTCAATCCATTAACAGTCATGTCTCCGCTAACAATCGGAGTTGTAATCGTGGGACTGACAGCTAATACATAAGCTCCACTACCAGTGACATTACCGCCTCCTCCTCCAACTGCGGCATTACTTACCCATACGCCACCAATACTTGTCAGTACGTTACCTGCCGTGCCTGGGGCCACAGACGCAACAGGACTAGTTCCGTTCCCCAACAACACGCTATTAGCTGGCAGCGTAACCATTCCCGTGCCGCCATTTGGCACAGTCAATGCGTTGAGCAACGTGAGGTTACCGACGTTGGCAGTTGAAATGTTGCCGGTAGTGATGAACGCGCTGGTGGCATTGAGCGTTGTGACGTTTGCAAGCGTTTCCGTGACGTTGTTTGTCCCACCACTGATTGTGACGTTGGATAGCGTCATGTTGTTGAGCGTGGTGATCGTGCCTCCGAGCTGCACAGACGTATTGCCGATAGTGATCGGAGTGTTGAAGTTGCTATCTAGCTTAGAAAGAGCAATGTTTCCGCTTAGATTGGCAAAAGCAAATGGAACAGCCATCAGAACCTCGCTCTCAATTCGTGTTCAAACTCAAAAGTATTCACAGTATAACCAGCACTGTTACTGTTAATAGTCAGACCGAGGTACTTGCCGTACTGCTGGGCATCTGACTTGTACAGAGCATACCCGTAAGACGTTTGCCATCCAACCGTTTGCAAACTATTGTTTTGCCACGTCACTGGTTGGTAAAAATTGTTTAACCAGACAACTGAGTTGTCTATGGTGTAAGCACCAGTAGACCCAATACCTTGTTCGTTGTCTACGCTGATCAACAAAGTAGATGATGCTTGCAACTGGGCTTCGATACCAAACTTCAATGCCTGCTTGGTGCGTATGGGATCACCCATAGGCATGAGAGCAGTCTGAATCATTGTCGCTACGTTGGCCGTAGAATTAGCATAGAGACGGTAGAGGCTTGAGCCTGCGGTCCCATAGAGGCGAATGACCCCCGCTGTAGGGACGGAAGTGATGTAGTCCAACGCTCCTTGGGAGGTTAGAAACCACTTCTTCTCGAAGAACACGGCTTGGACCTTTCTCGCTCCAACTACCGGGTCGTTGTAAGTGAAGGAGAATGCCGCGCATAGTATGTTGTTCAGTAAGACCTGACCACCACTGATTGGCTGCGTAAAGTCTATGAGTTGGAATATCCCATCAAGAGGGTCTGACAACTTGCTGGTGGTAGATCCGACCAGGGAGTAGATCCCATAGTCGTTCATGAACAGCACAGCCCTAAAGAACGGGTAGATGGCGTAGATGCGCTTGGTTCCTACGCTTGCAGATACGTTGGTATTTGTAAATAAAGTCTGACCGTTTGTGTCAACGCGAACGTCAGAGAAGACGTTAATACTTGTCTCACCAAAAATGTACAAAAAATTGTTGGCTGAGAGCAGCGCACGAATGTTGCCGTGCAACGTGGAATCTGAAATCGTTAGTGATCCAGCGGAGATGCTGGTGAAATCACTGTAGGAATCTGCTGCGGAGTAGTAGACGGTACGCCCAGCCGCTACCCATGTTCTGCCAGAGAATGTGGCTACAGAAACGACCTGATCTGTGTTTACAACTGCGGTGACATTGGCAGCGGTTGTAAATCCACCTCCAGAGAGTGTCACATTGGCAGTTGTGTACCCAGCGCCAGGGTTAGTCATCACAATCTGTGAGATTGTATTGCCCAAGACGATTGCTGTAGCAGTAGCAGGAGTGGTATTAGCACCGTCAATCGCCACCGTTGGGGCTGACGTATAACCAGAACCACCGTTGTTGAGCAGGATGCTGACTGTGCCTGTCTTGAACGTGACGATCTGGGCTATAGCATTGGCTCCAGATCCTCCACCACCTGAAAAAGTTATGGTTGGAGATGATGTATATCCACTGCCTGCATTTGTCAGGGATACGCTGCTTACGCCACCAGTTGAAATGACTGCATTGGCTGTGGCTGAACCGCTGGAGAAGGTAACAGTAGGGATAGAAGTGTATCCAGACCCTGCATCTACCACTGCGATAGAAACAACCGCGCCAGCACTAATGCTTGCTACTGCTGTAGCCTGGGTTCCACCCGTAATATTGGGTGCCCCGATGGTCACATCTGGTACAGCCGTGTATCCAGATCCACCAGAAGTCACAAAAACAGATCTGATGCCACCAGATCCGGTGACAATGCTGGCCGTGGCTACTGCTTGCACCCCGTTAGCATCGTTTGGTGCGCTGATTACCACGTTTGGCGCAGCCGTATAGCCAGAGCCTGGGTTTGATACAACAATCAGGCCAACTGAGCCTATAGAAACTACGTTAGCGCCGTTCCAGCTCGACAACCCCTTGTCTGTATCGGCAATGATCAGTCTTTCATTCTTCCACTGGGCAGAACTGACGTTTGCGTTGCTAAATGTGCCTGCAACGGCCACGTTACTGGTCACATTGCTGGTCAGATTGAACGCTTGCGCTCTACCATCTATCTCAAAACTGACTATGTAGTCAGATACATTAATATTTGTAGACGTTAGGTAAGATGTGGTGTTGGAAAACACGACAACATTGCCTGTGTTGTCTCTGACGGCCTCTTGAGCGGGGACAATCTTGATGTTGGAGTCGCCAATAGGCATGGCATTTTCCAACCACGAGAATTCATCGTCCTTAATGGCCGTTCGGTTGGCTTTTGTGTTTATGCCACCAAACGTTTTCAGGACAGTGTATCTTTTTTGCTGTTCCTGAGATGCCATGTTAGTAAGGGCTGCTGTACGGGTCCGGAATCCTGCGCGTGAAGACTGAATTCAACACGCTCTGTACTTGACGGTTGTACTGTTGGAGGAAAATCTCAGATTCTCCGTAGCTTTGTTCTTTGTACTTTGCCTTGTAGGCCGCGTAAAACGCCACAGGAACGGTGTACGGATCATTGATGGCGTCATTGACCGTAGGATTGGTCAAAACCAGCGGAGAAGGCAGGATAACCGTATCCACTTCTATGCTATAAGACTGGTCGGGGATAGGTGAGATGTAAATTTGAGATTGACCATACGTTGAGAAGCACACAGGCCGTCCAACGTAGTTCTGCCAGTAACGTAACTGGGCGTTGAAGTTCGTCCAGGGCAGATAACGCAGAGGAATCCTAGAATTTCCCCAGTAGATCGTCAGGTTAAGAACATCCAGAGTCTGCGAACCATTAGGTAACGACGAAAACGGGATGACTTCTGCATTCTGAACGTACAACAGAGTGGCTGTACCGTTAGTAAAAGCGGTTGACGGAGGAAAATTAGTGCCAGATGTTGGATACGGAGGAGATGCAGTCCCCAGCGTCCCACCTACTGTGACTTGGTAGATAAAGATATTTGAGAATATGTACTGCCCTGCGGTGACAACAAGTCCAGCAGTCCAGATAATTGCGGCTGTGCCGTCTGGCGCAAGGGGTGTAGCAGAAATTTGTAGAGTACGCAGGCAACCAGTATCTCGTACTACTCTTTCACGCCCATCATTGATGTAATCCGTAATCTCATCGTTAGACCAGAAGTTCCCATTGGCATCGTGTAGAAGCCTGCGAACGTCTGTGATGTACGAATTTAGGGTTGCCATAGTTGCCTATTGTAACCCTCAAGAGACTTTTCCCCCTACCCCTACTTTTTTGACGGGTAGGGGTACTACGCCTACCGCCGAGGGAATGCGGTCCTGCGCTGAATGTTGGCCAATGCGGAACATAGCCAACCGTTCAAGTCCGATTTCAACATCCGACGAGTGGGTTGCAAAACCCAGACGGACTGCGTATGGGAGCTTGTCATCATCCTGGTAACCAAAGATGTGCCTAGCAGCCTCGATAGGGACTGACGTAGGCACACCTTTTTTAAACTTATAGTCAACACCGGCATGACGATCAGCCAGATCGGTGTCACTACAGTTGGTTACATAGACTTCCATTAGAACGATACCGCGTCACCGTAGATGCGAATGTCAACAATGGCCGATGCCGCGTTGGTGACGTTCAAATACAATACCGAAGTATTCGCTCCGTTGACTGTTGTGGTCAGTGCGTAAGGGCTTGCAACCGTTAGGTCTTGGAACCTGTTAACAGCAGTCAAATTTGCTAATGAGACTGTTGCTACAACCGCATTGCTAGTGTTCCCATCATTGGTAGTCGTGATATTCACGTTAGCCAAAGATGCACTAGCATTTGCGTTTTGTACCGTAACCCGACGAATAATTACCTGACCCGATGTTGCAAGTGCGTTCCCATTGGTGAGACCGCCTTGAAAGAACGGGATAGCCACTACCGCATTGCCAGCCGTTGCCAAAGACGCTCCGCTAACTCGTGCTATTGCATAGTTACCAAAAGAGTCTGGTAGGTTTGATCGGACTGCATCTGCGCTTGCCATGTTTACTCCTTAGCTAGTAAACGTGGAGTTTGCAGTCAGACCACCGTTCACCGTCAAGAAGGTGATGGTGTTTGCAGTCGTGGTCGAGTTGGCAACTACGTTCACACCGTCACTGATCAGAACGCCACCAGTGTTTGCTGGGGTCAGCAAAACCAACGCGGTTCCGTTGTTAGCGTAGATCTGGCTGTTCAGTGTGGGGAACATCAGATATACGCCAGCAGGAACTACGTTACCGGCAACGGTTGCGGGAGCGATCAGAGTCTGAGTGGTGAAGTAAGCACCAGCCGTGTTGCTGTTAGCACCGGCAATCAGGATCTTGTTTAGGGCGAGAGCCATGTTTCTCTCCTTACAGGGTCAGTGAGTTGTAAGAACTAACCCGAGTCATAGACTTCGGTTTAGTGCTAACCAACTCAGCAATCATCAGCACTGCGCCGACGTAACCAATCTGCCAGTTAGGCAGAGTAGACTCAAACCCGGTAAACACAAACGAACCCTGCTCGTGGATGTACAGGTTCAGGTAGTTCGTGTTGACAAAGTAGACAACGCCTTCTGGGCAGTACGGATCTGGATAGATCGGCACACCAGCAACCATCAGTGCGCGGAACGCAGCCTGTGGCCCGTTGTTGTCACCATCAAAGGCAGAGCCTGGGGTGATGGTGTACTGCTCTTGACCAACAAAGTCTTGAGCCAACAGAGTCCAAGTACCGAATCCGCAAACACCAAAGCTAGGCACTTCTGCACCGTTCTTCACGGTTCCAGAAATGTATTGCAGGATGTTCTGACGG